AGAATAAGGAAGCTCTCGGCGGTGCAATCGCATCTCCGAATCAGAGCTTCCTTTCGCAGATCGGCTTTCAGTTCACCGTCAAGAAACTGCCGACTGTCAACTTCTTCGTGACCAAGGCGATGTTGCCTGGACTCACGATCGACCACCCATCACTCAAGACCCCATTCGCCACGCTCCATCGCGCCGGCGACCACCTGACATACGGGGAGCTCATGCTTACGTTCAAGGTGGATGAGGACATGCAGAACTGGTTGGAGTTGTACAACTGGATGGTTGGTATCGGCAAGCCCAGGGACTTCGGTCAGCGCGCCAACCTACAAGCCAAGAGCCCTATTGGCGAGGGACTCTATTCTGACGGGCAGCTGGTAGTTCTATCGAACGCGCGCAACCCGAACGTGTTCTTCAATTTCCAAGACATGATTCCGTCTTCATTGTCACCAATCGACCTCGACTCCACTGCTAGTGACGTCGATTTTGTCGAATGCACTGTCAGCTTCAATTATACGATGTTCACCGTTGTAAGTCCATTACAAGCTTCTGCTTAATCACCTGAGTTTTATTATGACCCTTGATGAAATCTACGACCAGTGGGGAGTTGATTCCCGCGTTAACAAGCTTGAGCTAGGCGACGCTGCGATCGAGATCCCAAAACTGCACCATAAATACTTGAAGATGCTGAGTACCGAACGACTTCAACTACGCAAGTTGGAATCGGACGCCGATATTCTGTATAACAACAAGCGAGCATGGCTCATGGGTGAGCTATCCTCCGATGAACTCAAGAGCCTTAACTGGGAACCGCAGTTGAAGCGTCACGTTAAATCAACGGTAGACGATACTCTGAAGGCAGATAAGGATTGTATTAGCATGACCCTGAAGGCGGCTTACCAACGCGAAAAGTTGGAAGCTCTGGATAACATTCTGAAGATGGTGCATAACCGTTCTTATCAGATCTCGAACGCTATTTCGTTCATGAAGTTCCAGCAGGGAATTGGATAAAATGAAGACATAAATGACCGACCTAACAATTCGCGCTATCAACGACGTCCATATCCAGGTCGTCTGTGAACCAGGACTCGCTCATGAATTGAGCGAGTTTTTTACATTCGCAGTTCCTGGTGCCCAGTTCATGCCGTCATTCAAGTCCAAGTATTGGGACGGCAAGATGCGGCTGTTCAACATCAACACTGGTATCTTGTACCGTGGTCTAATTTCGCACATCCTGCAGTTCGCAAAGGAGCGAGATTATTCCGTGGCTGTCAGCAACGATATAGAACTGACAACACAGGTTTCCGAGAACGAATTTGTTGAGTTCGTGAAGTCTCTAAAACTGCCTCATAAACCTCGAGATTATCAGTTAAAAGCTCTGCTTCACGCAATAAGAACGCGCCGCCATGTGTTTTTGAGCCCAACTTCGTCCGGAAAATCCCTCATGATTTACATGATGGCGATGTGGCGACTCATTCCAGAGGATCAAAAGCACGTCGTGATTATCGTACCCTCGATCGGTCTTGTAACGCAAATGCGACAGGACTTTATCGACTATGGGTGCGACCCTGACATCATCCAGATTATCAAGGGCGGTGAGTCGAAGATTGTCGACTGCCCCATAGTCATCACAACTTGGCAATCGATCGTAGACCTTCCGCCGAAATGGTTTGAGAAGTTCACGACTGTATTCGGTGATGAAGCTCACACTTGGAAGGCGAAGTCGCTGACTAAGATCATGGAGAAGCTGCGCGTCTGCCCGATGAAGATCGGTTGTACTGGTACGCTCGATGGATCACAAGTCAACAAGCTGGTGCTCGAAGGTTTGTTTGGTCCAGTCATCCGAATCGAGAACACTGCGAACCTGATGAAGAACAAGCAGGTTGCCCAACTATCCGTTCAGTGTATTGTTCTGAAGTATCCAGACGAAGAGAAGAAGCTGGTATCGAAGATGGCTTACGCCGACGAAATTGATTACTTGGTAACGCATCCAAGACGGTTGGACTTTGTGGCGCGGCTGGCGGTCTCTCGCAAGGGCAACACGCTTGTGTTGTTCCAATACGTGGCCAAGCACGGGAAGCCTCTATTCGAGCGCATCAAAGAGTTGAGCCATGATCAACGCAAGGTGTTCTTCGTCTCCGGCGGAACCGACTCTGACCAGCGCGAATATGTACGAAGGATAGTTGAGACAGAGGATGATGCCATCATCGTTGCATCGTATGGCGTGTTCTCGACAGGTATCTCGATCAAGCGTCTACACAACGCTATCGCCGCCTCGCCCACGAAGTCGATCATCCGTCTACTTCAGTCGATCGGTCGTATCTTGCGTATCGGTACAGAGAAGGACTGTGCTACGTGGTACGACATTGCTGACGATTTTTCTTGGAAGGCGAAGATCAATTACACGCTGAAGCACTTTGGTGAACGCTTCCGCATCTACAACGCAGAGAACTTTGAACACAAGGTCACTACCAAGGAAATCTGATGAGCGAAGAACACAGCCCGGTCTACTTGATGTTCAAACTTGCAAGTGGATCGCCATTCATCATTGCTGAGGTTTGCGAAGAGACTACCGTTGCATTGAAGACGAAGTTGCCATTGATCTTCAGCTTCCATGATTCAGAGGATGGCGAAATCTATGTCAACGCATCCAAATTCATGCAGTTCGCTGAAGATGATGTGGTCGTCTTTGACAAGCGGAACGTGCACGCTTTTGCCACCCCGAAACAGAACCTGCTCCAGTACTACATTTCATGGCGTGCCGGCGCGACTCAAGAGGCGTTTGACCAAGTCGAAGCGATGATGCTCGATTGCGCGGTTGATCCTACTTTGGCTACCGAGGAACCGCTCGATTTTGAAGGAATGACGCCGTCGAGCGAAACCGTGTTCCACTGAAGCATAGTGTATTATCTCACGCCGACACTGGTTGATTATATGGATCTCGTTAACCAAAGTCAACTGGAATCGTGGTAGATGTTATTCGTCCAATAGAGCACGTAATCACTTGAATTTAGAGTGAAAATCAGTATGCTTATCTGAACGCAGTACCGCGCAGGATCACTTGATGTCAGAACCACTTCCCTCTAATTACTACATCGACCCCGAGAAGTTTATGGCTTCAATGGTCGATTACAAAACAAAGTACATTGCCGCCAAAGAAAACGGTACCAAGGAGCCGCGCCTCCCCGAGTACGCCGGTGACTGTATTTTGCAAATTGCTAAGCGACTTGCTCGGCATAAGAACTTCCTCAACAAGTATTGGTACATTGAGGAGATGATTTCAGACGGTGTCGAAAATTGCATTCTCTATGCATACAATTTCGATCCTGCCAAAGGCAAACCGTTCTCGTATTTCACACAGATTGTCTACTTTGCTTTCTTGCGACGTATTCACCGCGAGAAAGTACAAACATACGCAAAGTACAAGTTCAAGCAGAACATGATCCAGGAAGGTCTTGCCGAACTTGGTGACCAAGACGTGGGTGATGATTTCGGTATTGAAGTCAATCCGGAAAATGAATACATGCAGGAGTTTGTTCGTAACTTCGAGACCAAGGAAACTGAAGCCAAAGCGAAGCGCGAAAAGAAGAAGCGTGGCGTGGAGAAGTTCATCGAACCGGATGTAGAACTTGACGAAGTGTTTGCTGAAGTCAATTTTGCTGATCCAGGTGTATTGGAGGATAAGGCAGAAGTAGATGGCTAAAGTTGCTCTCATTACAGACACCCATTTTGGCGCTCGCGATGACAACCAAGTCATCGCAGCGCATCAAGCCAAGTTCTATGACGAAGTGTTCTTCCCGTACATCGACGAGCACGACATTCGATACGTCCGCCATCTAGGCGATATTGTCGACCGCCGCAAGTACATCAATTATGTGACCGCTCGTAATATGCGCGCCCATTTCGTGGAACCGTGCGTAGAGCGCGACCTGGACGTCGGTGTTATTATCGGCAACCACGATACGTTTTACAAGAACACGAACGAAGTCAATTCGATGGACGTTCTGTTCCGCGGTCACGCATATCCAAAGTTCAAATGGTATTCGGATCCGACCGAAGAAGTTATTGATGGCACCAAGATTGTAATGATGCCTTGGATTTGCCCTGATAATTTCACGACCGCCGTTGAGATGATAAATACGACTGACGCTCACTGCTTGTTTGGTCATCTTGAAGTTGCCGGATTTGAAATGTACAAGGGTTCTCCGACCCAGCATGGATATTCGCCCGACATGTTCTCTCT